AGCAGGATTAGCTGCTGTTTGCATAAATGTCATTAATCTTTGTGATCTTACTTCTTTCTGCATCAATGAAGATGTACCTCTTGCTTTTATTTCAAGATCACCTTTGATTATTGGAATGTCTGCATTGAATTGCATATTCCAATGAAATAAACTTTCACCTAGGGGCTTTAATAGATAATCATCTATATTTTTAATTACTGTCTTAATACTTAAAGCTGCTGCACCCATTAGCATTGACATACCTGCAGCAGTTCTAGTTGTAGATTGTATACCTGTTGCACCATGTGAGTACGATGGTATACCAGTAGCTTCATCAGCTAGCTGTCTAAATCTATCAAACATCATCATATTTTCCTGTGTACTATTAGGAAACTTAATTGCATTTATAGATGTTCCTGGTTGACCACTTTGTCTTCTAAATATTTTACCAGGAAAAATCTTCATATCCTGTCCAGGTACAAGTTGTGTTTCATCTACATCAAATACCATATTACCTGATAGTGCTAAATTATCAATAGCCATTCTTGCATGACCATTCATAATTTGTTGTGAGTCTTCCATATTTTCTGGAACACCAACACCAAAGAATTGATAAGGATTTAATTCGTATGGACAAACCATGAAAGGTAATCTAGTTGGTTCAAATGGATTCTCTACCATTCTTAAAACTTTACCACCACATATCCATGCGTTAACACTAATTACTTCTTTGTCACTTTCTATTCCACATTCTTCTGCCATTTCTTTTGAAACAACACCCCAGTATTCTAATACTTCATATCTATTTTTGTATATAGTTTCTACAGTTTCTCTATTGTATAAAGAAGATTCGTAACCTCTAACTTGATAGTTAGGGCCTTCTTCTAAACACATATCAATTGCTGATTCATCAAAGTAAGGCATCTTTCTTAAATCAGAAAACTGCTGTCTATTTAATGAATGTCTTTGAATAACATAATCACAATCATCTATACTTGTAGCATTTGGATCTGGATAAAAATCCCAACATGATACTGCTTCTACTTTTGGTACTGTTTTAATTTTTTTAGAGTGTACATTTATTGTATTACCCTCTTCATCATCAGCTGTATCAAATGAATGATATGTATGATCAAAACTAAATGGGCCTTTTAATATACCAGTTCCTAATAAACATTGCTCAAAGAACACATGTCTTAAAACTGTTATAGCACTAGACTCTTCTAGTTGATCATGTAATAATTTTTCTAGATGTTTAGCTGCCATCTCTGCTGGTTTTATTTGTGGCTCACCTGCATTTGCTGGGCCTTCATCAAAACCTACATTCTCAAATTCTTGTGCTAAATTTTTCATTAACATATCAGCAGTAGCACCAGGTGGTATTTCTCTACCATCACCTTTGAATCCATATGGATCTTGAGGTTGTTGTGGTTGCTCTTGTTGAGGTTGTTTAGGTTTTAAGTGTGCGTACTCTGGTATATCTTCTGGTACTTGTGTAGGATTAATACCTAATGGAAATTTACCACTAGAAAATAATACTTCAATAATCTGACCAAACGCAGCAAGAACTTTAGTCTTTGTAACTTTTACAAATACTCTTGACTTTTCATTTGATCTAAAAACCATTTCTGGGCCATATAGACCTCTATAGTTTCTATACGCTTGTAACCATCTTTTCTCATCATATAATCTAGAATTTTCTGATTGATAGAACTTCTCTCTTATATGACCAACGATTGGTTTTGATTCGCTAACTTCCTCAGCTGATTTATGTTCTTCTTCGTGCATCTAAATTAGTAATCTCTTTCTTCAGCCATTCTAAAGATTGCTGGGTCTACTTTCGATTTTGACTTACCTTTTTTATCATTAGCATCACCACTCATTGCCCCTTGATTAACTTTTGAGTTAGGGTCAATAGCCATTGGCTCTTTAGGTGCTTTTGATGTATCAGGTGCAAGTTCTCCGTGCATATATCTTTTCATCATGTTGTTATCCTCCGATTAGTATAGTTTATTATTTTTATTTAAATTTAATAAATCAGTTTGTCCGTAATTTTTATTCTTACCAAAGTTGATATTATTAACTTTAAATTGTTGTGCCGTATACTTCTGTTGAGATGCTTTTTGTAAATCTTCATTTCTTTTATTATTAGCACCTGCAAAAACTTCAGGTATAAAATTACTTTTATTGCCTAATCCGTTTTGATTCATTAGTAGTCTCTTTCTTCAGCCATTTTAAATACAGCATCATCTACATGCTTAGATCCTGATTCACTTGGTACAGTTACATCATACTCAAATGCTTCTTGTTTTCTATGCGTATGTTTAGAAAAGTCAATATTAGTATGTTCCCTGTTTGGGTTTTTCCCATCAGGTGCATCACTAAATTGACCTTGCTTAACTTTAGATTTTGGGTCAAATGTATTCATTGTTGTCTCCTATATTTTTAACTTCTTAATCTTAATTATATTCTTGGTAGGTATTACTGTGTGTCCACCACCTTGCTTTATTACTCCACTATCTTCAAATATAAAATCTGCCATTATTACAGTAGTCTTTTCATTCTGCTCTACTAGCCAGCCAAAGCTACAGCATACTGCAGTCTTTGATTTTTTTATATCTGATATATCAGACCATTCACATGATCCAACAATATCTTCCCAATATGCAACTACTAAGTCGTAGGGAAAATTTTGTTTGTTTATTTCTAAAACTTTTCTTTTTGACATTAATATCCAAATTTGTTATCTGATACTTCAAACGTATTTTGCATAGAAGAACCAAATCTATCTGCAAACTTAGGATGTGTTGGTCTACTCATACATCCATATCTTAATGCATCATATGCATGGTCTTCAGCTGTTGTATCTACATCTTCGGGATTTTTATCGTCAATCGGTAGTGTTCCCATTGTTCTAATTAAATTTCTACAATTAGTAAACACTCTTATACCTGGTTCGTCATCATTTACTTTTAATCTTTTATGTATTTCTAACTTACCATTAATTCTACTTTTGGCAGATCTATCTGATGGTCTCCACTTGCAACCATTCTGTATCATAGTTTCTGCGATGCTTGGGCCCACATCACCTCTCTTTGCCCATGTACTAGCGTCTAAGACCCCGTAATGGATATATTCTCCCTGCTCTAGATTTATAACTTGTCTTGCAAAGTGATCCGCTGTGACCTTCTTAGTATATAGTTCTCTATAAAGCCATAGATTATTATTATAATCAACAGCAAACCATAACACACAAGCAGGAGAAGAATAACCCCAGTCAGCAGCACGAAACTTATACCAGCCTCTAGGTATTTCAAAAGGTTCCACAACATGGATCCTTTTATCAAATTCTGGAAAAGCTGAGTTCTCATATGCATCCCAATCTCCATCCAGGAATTGTTTACGTTGTGCTTCTGGTAAAGATGCAAGCATGATATAATAATCATCTGTCTGCATCAAATACGGATTATCCTGCAACTTAGCTGGAATAAATCTTCTTGTTATATATTTTTTTCCATTAGGCGTATCGATGCCTATATTGAAAGCGGTATTTGGTTCAGCGGGATCTACGAACATTTCTCGTACCCATTGTGAGCCAACGTTACCAGGATTACCTGTTGCTCTCAAATATACAGGTATATCTTTATCAACCGATCTTAAAGAAGATCTTAGAAAATTATATATGTCTGGCGAAGGATATTGTGGAAGTTCGTCTATTCCTATCCATGTGTAAGACTGACCTTGGTATCTTAACGCATCCGTCATGTTTTCTGCGTAACCAAACTCGATCTTTGCCCCCGAGGGGAATCGCCACTCTTTTTCTTGTTCTCTCCATTTTGCACCAGGATATGCCTTCGAGTATAATAGTTGAGACTTTTGAATTAAGTCTCTTAACTCTGGCATAGTCCTCCTTACTAGGAGTGCTCTATGACTTGCTTTTGTACAATAGCGAAGTGGATCTACTAGCATCGCATATGATTTACCACCACCTCTGGCTCCACCATAAAAAACTTCTCTTTCGGAAGCTGCAAGAAATTGTGTCTGTGGGCCACCATTGGGCTTAAAGATTACATCTTGCTGGTTGATATGCTCTTGTACTGTCTTAGGTGCACTCTCGATTATGTCTTCAGTAAGTAGTTGCGTCTCTTTACCAGTTAGTGCTTTGTTAATAGTTAACAGTTTACTTTTGGTATTTTCTGCGTGACGTTTAGCAGAACGTAGAGATTGTTCTGCCTTTGCAACTTTCTTACGAGTGCGAGCTAGAATCTGTGTTACTGACTTCTTGGCTTTCTGTCGAATTACTTTCTTGGGTTTCGGTGGTGTTACTTCGTTCAAATCTTTTTTTAAGTCCGACATGTGATATGTATCTTCCTGTTTTTCTGTGTAGCCATTGTGCAGTCTCTCTTAGTGAACAAGTCTTTGAATATTCTTTTGCCTGTCTAAGAGCATCTAATTCTTCTGTTACGGGCTCTAAGTAGTGTGGGTCTTCAGCTTGTTTAAAGCCAAATGGTACTACTCTAGCTCTCTTCTTTATCTTTATTGGTTCCATCTTTTGGTGGTAATATAAAAATTCCGTGTAATGATTTCATGTTTATGTCTAGCTGATCTTTCTTTGTTATACCAACTCTATCTAATAATGAGTTCGCAGCTGCTAGACGAATACTTGCCTGCGGTGTTGTGCCGTCTTCGTCTAGTAAGGCTGTTAACCTAGTAGCCGCTTTGGCAGAGTGCGTAGATAAATGGGTTTCCGCTAACTCTGTTATCTCTTTCTTGAGATTTCTAATGACTTTAGGATAACTGTGTTCAGAATAACCAGCAATTCTAGCTGCTTCTCTGGGGTTTCCTTGTGCTTCTGTAAACAAAACATCTAGAAACTTCTCCTGCATATCTGTTAAGTTTCTTTTTTGAGTCTTTGCTATAGAAGAATCCATTGTTTGCATTTATAATCTCCATTAATTCTTTAAAAGGTAGTTCTTTAACCGATGAATACATCTTCGTCTACCTGTATTACCTTTTCTTCTAGATCATCGTCATACCTGTCAGCTGCTTCCTTATCATTTATCTCACCTGTAGTAGGGAAATCTCCTGGTAGTGTTTGCTGTCCTGGTAAAGGTTTCTTTCCTGCCATTAATTCTTTAGGAGGAGTAACTTGTTCTAGTGGTAACATCGGCATTACAGGTTCTGCATCTAGATTTAAATCATTTCTTTGTTTATTTGATTTAATATCTAGGCTTGGTACTTCTTTATTCATACCATCCTGCATCTTTTCTAGGAAATTCTCAGCATCCATTGGTTCATCCCTAGTAATATCGCTTACTGGTGCAAATGAAGGCATAGATGTCTCATTTGTAGTAGGCATATTAAAACCTTGTTTAGCGTTTTCGTAAAAATTAGTAGATTCTATACGCTTTGGCATAGAACTTTCTTTGACTGGGAATATACCCTGTCCTGTTTTTAAATAACTTGGTATGTTTGCTGCGAATTTCATAGTTTAATTATTATTCGTGATGACCCTTTTGTGCCTACTGGCGATTTGCGTGTATATATGTCCTTTGAATAATGTATAAGGTTTATTATAAGGGTGAATACCCAATTTGTCAAGGGATTTTTCAGGTTAAATTTCATATGCGACATTATAGCAATAGACAAATGTGGATGTGGGGTGTATAATGTTATTAGGCACTGCCAGGGGGGTCTAACATATATATCATAGTAGAATTTACAGCTACCCCCTAGGGTATTCCCTAGTATATTTACTAGAATATTCCCTAGCCCCCAGTGGTTAACAAGGGTTTCTCTGATTTTATGGCTTCCGTATATATAGTATATAGGTACTCCCCCCTGGCACACGCATGGGGTATGACTAAGGATTTTTTTTGTAGACTTATGAAGCCACTTGGGGCTACCTTATTAGCCTAGATAGGCTCGAAGGGAACTTAGGGCGAAGCCCTAGAGTTTTCCGAGTAAATTTTTTAAGGGATATTTTGTTAACACCTGAGAACACCCGAGGTAATACGAAATTTTGTACCCTGGGGTGTTCCCTTGTTAACTTAGAGAGAGATTAAAAGAAATACTAAGTAACTCCAAATAGCTACATTAAATATTCCAAGTAATATTGTGGTGATATTTATAAACTTAATCATGAGCCGTATTGTCCTTTCTGCCGTTGGCATTTGGTGGGTTTGCTCGAGAACCACCCTTTGAAGGCTCTGTATATTTTACAAAGCCTACAAAAGCATTTCGGGTGATAGCTATATTTGGCTAACATATTTCCAAAAATCACCCGTTTCAGTATCAAAGGTTGTTTTGTTAACCATTGGGTTAAACTCAACTTTTGCCTTAGTTTTAGTTTTCATATACTCTTCAAAGTTTTCACCGTTTAAAGCGTCAACAATGTAGAAATATAAATCGGCCAAAGCCTTTTGGGTTATTGGGTTTTTATTCTTTTCGAATAAATCTATAACCTTCTCAGCTGTTAGGGTCATTTGCTCAACTTCATTTTTAAGCCTCTGATCCATATTACCGCCTTTTCCTTGCTCTTCCTTAGATACAACCGTTAAATTGTGAGTTGTTCCAAATATGCCTTTTTCTAAGTCATTCATTTTTTGAACTGCTTTAAATGTCTCAGATTCTACAGCATTTTTGACATTTTCTGAAACAATCTTTTTCGGTAAAAAGTATTGTTTAACAAACTCAACAAGCCCTCTTTCACCTCTAAAGGTACAATAATAATCTTTGCCCTTTTCTTCCTTTAAAAAGAAGTTTTGAAAAAGTGAAGATCTGAAAACGTTTTCGGCCTTCTGCTCTTCTGTTGGGTCGATAATCACTGACGTTTTTAAAATGCTCCAATCAAGTTTGAATTGTACAGGATCAGTTTCCATATTTAAAAAAGTACCTTTTGAATATGTTGCATGATTACAAATCATAAACATCACAACGGGTGACGCTTGTTTTAGTACTGCGTATTCATAAGGGTGATTTTTTTGAAAGTCATTCAAGTTTTGCCCAAGTGCGGGAATTATGCATTGAGTAACAAACAAATCAAAGTCCTTAGCTATTAGCGTTTTTCTTGATCCATCAGTATTAAAAAACATATTCATCGGATCAACATTATTAACTTTTTCACCAAAGTACGGGGCTATATCCATATTTCCATTTTTAAAAATATCAAATGTATTCTTACAAATAAACAACATTTGTCCGTTAACTTTCTTTTCATTGCTTGCAACATCTTGAACCATGCCCCAAGTTTTAGCTGATAAATCAGTTTCTTTTTTATCAACTTTTTTTGTGTCTTTTATTTTCATAAAATGACCTTTCTATATTTGATTGATTTAATTGTTTTGAACAATTTCGGTTACCATTTTCCAAGAGCCTCTGCCAGATTTAAACTTTAAAATTTCTGTCACTTTTAAAGAATATACTGCGGGATCTAACCTAGAATTTTTATGTTATGCGAAATTAAAAAATTCAAAACTGTTTTCAAGTTATTAAAAAAATAGGGCTATGGCAAGGCGGAATTGTGTCTAAAATAAAATTAATTATTTTTTTAGCTATGTTGTTTTTGCATACCCTTTACCCTATGCAATTTTGGAATACCAGAACAAACCATGAACATATTTACATGTTAAAATGTTCTCTAAATGTTCTACAACTTTCACGGGAAAAAAATTAGGGTCTTATGATTAAGACATAGCGGAAAGGCTTTCACGCTTTTAAAATAAGAAAATTATAATTAAGACATAGCGAATAATTTCTTACTCGCCATGCCATTCGATGTTAAATAACTAAGAGGGAATATTTTAGTTATGTCATATGTGTACCTCGCTTGTTTAATATTAACAACTTTTAAGGAGCATTGTAATCGTTTAATATATCCATGATAACAGTTTTCTTAATGCAATCGGGATCATTATCAAACGACCATTCATTTGACTTTAATAGAAATATCGCAGTCTTGATACCGCTATTGTCATCTGAATTATTTGAACTACTTACAGGTTTAAATTCTTTAGGTAAACCTATAAAGAAATCAACTGTATTAGTTTGTGGTTTAGTAGCCATACTTAATTTCCTTTCTGATTAACTATTCTTATTTATAACATTTATGTATGGGTGTGTCAAATAAGTTACAAGTACACTGGATTTTTTTATCTAGGTAATCACCCTAAAACTGGACTATTTAAACACCTCCAATTCTTTATTTAATCAATGATCGGTGTTCCAATGTACTCTATCTCACAGCTGTAAGAATTCTGTATTATATTAAATAACCATTATGCCAAGCTAATAAATAACTTAGAACAAACATGATTGCAAAATATATTAATAATAAATAAAAGTCTTTCATAATTTTTTTGTACTAAAGGCTCATGCGTTGGAGAACATATACACTTTGCCAAGCATATACATTTTACGGAACCAACGCACAGATCTATAGGATTATAGAGATATCTCATAAATCC